AGAAAAAGCCAAGGTCGAGAAGGCCGGTGATGACTACACTACTGTAAATGTATAACGTGGATGAAAGGTAATAATTGATATGACTACAACAAAAACAAATAATGACGTAAAGGTGTCTCGTTCGACACAAACTACAGCTCGTAAACAACGAGGTGTATATGAAAGACAGAATTGGTTAAAGATACCTGAAGAGGTTGAAAACCGTTTCCGTGAAAAAGGACTTGTTCTTAGGTGGATACGTGTTTCTCTGAAGGGACAATATGATGATCAAAATGTTCAAACGAAACAATATGAAGGTTGGGACTTTGTTAAACCTGAAGATGTTCCGGAAATGAGTGCTGGTTTCCAAAACCAAGCTGCTGGTAGTCTAGGTAATTTAGTTATACGTGGTGATGTAGCTTTAGCTGCTAATAGTATTGAAAGTAACGATGGTTACAAACAACACGTAGATAATTTTACCCAGTCACAAACTGATGCTATCAACAGACAGCTTATGAGCAAAAACGATCCTCGTATGCCAATCTCTAATAACAGTCGATCAAAAGTTACCACAGGAAGGCCAACACACTTTAATAAATAAAAGTGTTTGGTTATTATAAACAACACTAACTTTTGAAGGAGGTTAAGATGGCAACATCTAAAAATCTGAATGGACTTCAACCTTCTAGAATGCGTGGTGGTGGATACAATACGAGTGGTATGAATGAGTACGACATTACTAATGGTAATGACGAAAACATTTTCCAAGGCGATTTAGTAAAAATTGTCAACGGTACTATTCATAAAGTATCAGCTACTGGCAATCTACAAGCTGGAGTTTTTATGGGTGTTAACTGGACAGATCCTGTTACTAAGCAACCTACGTTTAGTAACTATTTTCCAGCAGACACTTCATCATCAACTGGTAATCCAAAAGCTTTAGTTCTTGATGATCCTAATGCTACATATATAGTACAAGCAGATGCGACTGTCGCAGACACTCAAATCGGTTTGAACTTTGATGTAACTTTAGGTTCTGGTTCAACTATCACAGGTATCTCTGGTTTCGGCATGAAAGGCGGAGCAGGAGCTGATTCTGCAAAAGCATTAAGAGTGCTTAGAAGGTCTACACTACCTGGTGAAACTGCAACCGATCAATTTCCAAAGTTTGAGGTTAAACTTAACTTACATAGAGATGACTACGGTAAAGGGTCAGTCGTTTCTATAACTGACATATAGGAGGGAAATATTATGGCTATAAATAGAGGTAATATCGCAAAACAGCTCCTTCCTGGATTAAATGCAGTCTTTGGATTGGAGTATGGCTCAATAGAGGACGAACACGTTCCTTTATTTGAGATTGAAAACTCGGACAGAGCTTTTGAAGAAGAAGTTCTATTCACTGGTTTCGGTGAAGCACCAACTAAATCAGAAGGTGCAGCTGTACAGTATGATTCTGCAACAGAATCTTACACCAGCCGTTATTCACATGACACTGTAGCTCTTGCTTTCGCAGTAACTGAGGAAGCTATGGAAGACAACTTGTATGACACATTTGCAAAAATTCGTGCAAGAGGTCTAGCTAGAGCTATGTCAACTACTAAGCAGGTTAAAGCTGCTAATGTGTTTAACAATGGTTTCAGCACATCGTTCCCTGGTGGAGATGGACAACCATTCTTCTCGAACTCTCACCCAGTAGTGGGTGGCACTCAAGACAACTTACTAGCAGCTTCAGATCTTTCTGAAACAACACTAGAAACTGCCTTGATTGCTGTTCAAAACACTAAGGATGATAGAAATATCTTAATTGGATCACGTGCAAGATCATTGCACATTCCACCTGACTTACAATTTACTGCTGAGAAAATCTTAGCTAGTACATTGTCAACTACACCTATTCACTTTGGTTTCGCAGCTAACGGCACTGGACCAACTAACAAAGATGGTGTAACTAATGTCAATGATATTAATGCCATCCGTTCAATGAGTATGCTACCTGGTGGATATTTTGTGAACCACAGATTCACAGATGCCAACGCATATTTCATTAAAACAGATGTTCCTAACGGAGCTAAAATGTTCGTAAGAGCACCTTTGGCTACGAAGATGGAACCAGACTTTGATACTGGTAACTTGAGATTTAAAGCTAGAGAAAGATATAGCTTTGGTTTCAGTGACTGGAGATCTTACTATGGTTCTGCGGGATCATCCTAGGATATAAATGATAATGGGGGTCAGTAATCTGGCCCCTATTATTTATTGTTAAATATAAGGAATTAAATATGGCAACAAATATAAAAGCAATATTCGCAACATCTACATCTACGATAGATTCAATTCCGGGTAGACTTAGAGGATACAGCCTAGTCAATGGTATGGCTTCAGCAACTGACATTGTGTTAAGAGATGGTGGTGCTGCTGGGTCAATCATTATGAAACAAAGATTAATCGCCGGGGGTTCATCTGATCAGTATATTGAAGATGCGGGTATTCGTTACGAAACAAATCTGCATGTCACTATGAATGCAGGAGTTAGTGTAGCTGGTACATTTTTTGTAGGATAGCACATGGCCGTTCGTAAAAAGAGAAAGGGCATGGGCATAAAGTCTAGTGTTAAGTCAGGTAATTTTAGACCGACTAAACAAGGTGCCGGTATGACAGCTAAAGGTGTAGCTGCCTATCGTCGTGCCAATCCTGGATCTAAATTAAAAACTGCTGTCACAGGTAAGGTTGCAAAAGGGAGTAAAGCTGCAAAAAGAAGAAAGTCATTTTGTGCACGATCTGCGGGTCAAGCCAAGATGCATAATGTTAACTGTCGAAAGACACCTAATAAAAGAATCTGTCAAGCAAGGAGGAGATGGAAATGTTAGATATGAATATGATTTGGATGAAGATCAAAGAAAAACTTAAATGTACCACGTGTAAAAAACATTGGTATATAGCTGCAATAGTTGGTTTACTATTGTGGTGTTGGATATTCTAAACCATGGTCGATAAAGATTTAACAGATCTTAAACTTGAATTAACACGTCATATTGAACGTGAGGCTCAGCTACGTGAAGATGTATCTGAACTTAAAGAAGATATGGGTTGTGTTAAAAAATCTATCTTTCAAGTTAAATGGTTAGTCATAGGAGCTGTGTGTGCTACAGTTGTTATGCAATCAGGAGCAACATCAGTTATTGCAAAGATACTTATAGGTATTTAATATGGCCATAAGTCGTGCTAATATAAGACAACAAGTAACGAAAGGACCACAAAAGAAAAAGTGGACCCGAAAGTACAAGAAGTCTATTAATTGCAAAAACCCAAAAGGTTTTTCACAACGAGCACATTGTGCTGGTAGAAAGAAGAGAGGTAGATAATGCAAGTAACAAAAAACATAATAAGGTTTAACAATATTCTTGTTAAGATTCCACAAGACACTAAAAGAGTGTGGGACTTATCAGAAAACAGATGGGGGTATAGCTATGCCAAAACTATGTCCTAGAGGTAAAAAAGCAGCTAAAGCTAAGTTCGCAGTCTACCCAAGTGCTTATGCAAATGCTTATGCATCAAAGGTCTGTGCTGGTAAAATAAAAGGACCGGGTGGTAAAAAGAGAAAAGATTTTAGAGGACCTAAACCAAAAGCAGCTGGTGGTGGTACGATTAAATTAGCTAAAGGTGGTAAGACTGTTAAAGAAACCACAAGATCTAAAATGTCAACCAAGCCAAAACCAACTGTTAAAGAAGATACAACTTTTATTGATTATAAAAAAATAGCTGGTATGGGTGACTCTAAAAAGACAAATGCAAGACCAGCAGCTCGTAAACCACTAAGAAGAGAAAAGAAAATGAAAATGAAAAAAGGTGGTATAGCTCGTGGTTGTGGTGTGGTAGTAAGAAGAAAAGTAACTAAATACCCTAAAATGAAAAATGCCTAATAAAAATTACTACACACAAAGACAATGGGACAGAGTTGTTGGGTATGGTAAAGTGCCAGATAAATATAAACTAAAGGAAAAAAGGTAATGGCTAAAAAAGGTTTAAAGACGTGGTTTAAAGAAAATTGGGTAGATATATCTACAGGTAAAAAGTGTGGTCGTAAATCAGCTAAATCATCAAAAAGAAAGTATCCCGTCTGTCGTCCCAAGGCAGTAGCTGATAGAATGACAGCAGGACAGAAAGCTGCGGCTGTTAGAAGAAAAAGAGCCAAGACTAATGTTGGTCCAAAGCCTACATCTATTCGTTATCCTATTAGTGCGAGTGGACGTAAACAAAAGGTTAAGAAAACTAAAAGAAGGGCATAGACGACGATGATTGATCCATTAATGGCTTTTGCTGCATTAAAGACAGCCAGCAGTACAATATCCAGTGCTGTTAAAGCCGGTAAAGATTTAGCCTCTTTGGTTGGTCCTATAACAAGACTAGCTAAAGCTGAAGCTGATTTATCATTTGCTGCCGAAAAGAAGGGTGGTATACTTGGTAAATTAACGGGAGCAGAGCAAACAGCAATCGATGCTCACTTTCGTAAAGAGGAAGCCAACCGTATCCGTGATGAGATGCGAGAACTGTTTATGTTGTTTGGTTCTCCGGGACAGTGGGAGAGACTACAAGCTGAGATAGCTGCGGAAAGAGTTCGTCGTAAGAAAGCTTTGGAAGCAGAAGCTCGTCGTAAACGTCGACTAAAGAATATGATTATTTTAACATTGTCTTTAGTGGCAGCAATAACTATACTAACATTTGAAATCATGTACTTAAAAGGAGCACTATAAAATGGTAATGATACGAAACAGAAAAACAGTAAAGGGTAAACTAGGTAAGACTAGACCTAAAGATACTGACTTTGCTGGCATAGCAAGAAAACAAAGTAGAACTAAAAAGACTACAACTAAAAGTAATAGACCTACTGATTCTAGAACTGCAACTCTTCGTAAAGTTTTAAAAGAGAAACAGAAACTAGCGGGTAAAGGATTAGGTCAAGCTGGTCAAGCATTCTTAGGAGGATCTGCAAAGCAAACACCAGTCTCTCCAAAGAAAAAAGCAACAGCTACAAAACCAAAGCCAAAGGCTAAACCTAAAAAAAGTAAAGCATTTGGAGTGTCTAAATTTGGATTCACTAAATTTAAAGCTGGTGGTAAAACATCTAAATACCGCATGGCTGGAGGTGGAAAGACTTCTAAATATAGAATGGCTGGTGGTGGTAAAACATCTAAATACAGAATGAAGGGTGGAGGTAAAACATCTAAGTATATGGCTAAAGGTGGTAAGACTTCCAAGTACATGGCAAGAGGTGGTAGAGCTAGATAGTGGCCTATACAATTTCTAACATCCCACACTTTAAGTGTTGGGTGAGGAAAGAGTTCACGCATAACCACGAGAAATACCAAGGAGAGTTTCTCCATGCTTTGGCTTTTGCAGTGTGCACTATTCCAGACCGTTGTTTAGGATTTCAAGTTGTGTTTACAGGATGTGGAGAAGATCATCCGAATCCCCACGGAGGAGCTATGTGGGCACGTATACCAATAACGGCTTTAGTGGGGGACACACCGTTCGATGAATGGCCACCAAATATCCAGACTCATTTAGCCCAACCTTGGGATTGCTCCAGTCGTAATCATGCTGTTATTAGAATGGATCGAATTAGTTCAAGTCCGTGGTTGTGTAAGATAGCCGGAGAGTTCTATAATGGTAAGTACATGTTTACGGTTGATTATACCGACAGTTATATATCGGATGATCCAGCACAACATAAACAATCACATGTGTTGGAATTAACATCGGGTCCCTATAAAGGTTGTATAGTAGCATTACCAAACAATCGTGTACGTGTAACTAATCCTGCACTATGGGT